GAACGACTCATGAACAAGTTCATCAAGAACGTGGAGAAGGGTGTATGGGAGACCGACAGGCAGCCACAGACGCTTTCCAGCGCATCGTAAAGGGCTGCGTGGCTCTTCGACTGAACCGACCCTCCATGAGGCTCTCAGAGCTTCTGGAGGACGTTAGGACCATCGACCTGTACCTGACCGGGAAGGCCAACAACCGCAACCACGACGAAGCGGCTGCGGAGGATTGCCTGATCGGTGGTGAGTGGATGGTCTACCTGTCTGATGGGGGCTACACCCGCCTCGTCATCGACCCTGTCCACGAGGAGCAGTCCTTGCGCCTCACAGGCGGCAGCGGCTCTTCGACCTGGGAGGGGTGTCTGGGGCGTTACCGAGAGATCGGCGGGCGCTTCATCGTCTAATAGGGCTCCGCCTTGCCTTCGTTCATCAGCACATCGCTGAGGTTCTCACCGTTGTCGAGCCATATCTCAACGATGTAACGCCCGAACTTGCCTGCCTTCGAGGTTGAGATCGAGAACTTGAAGCCCGATGGGAACCGCTGGGTCAACTCTGCTTTCAGGTCAAGACCCGCCTTCTTCTCCGCAGGGGTGACGCCTCTCCTCAAGGCGGTCTCTGGAGCGTCGATACGAGCCAAGCGGTAGTGTCCCCTGACAAGGACGCTCTGGCCGAGGTCCACAATCAACTCAACGGTGTCTCCGTCGAGCCACCGTACCACCTCTGCACTGTACCTATTCGATTCGTACATCGAGCCTCCAATCACCTGTCCATAGACAACATAGGTAGACCACCGGAAAGGATTCCTTGATGCACCCCTGCACCCATTGCCAAGGATTTGGCTACGTTCAGGTCTACTGGACCGTGGTGTTCCGGGTGTACTGCGACTGCGAGGCAGGCTCCAAAAGAATCCAAGATGTGCGGGGGGCCTTAGAGGAAGTTGGGATTGACCCTGACTCACCTGAGTTCCGATGGATCAGGAAAGCGGATGTCCCTAACCCTTATCAAAGGGATGCCGCCAAGAGCCAAGAGCCCTCTTGCGCTGACGCGGTTTCAGACGACGAAGAAACGTGATGCCGTCCAGGTGGTCAAGCTCGTGTTGAAGACAGACGGCCCCAAGGCCGTCGAGACGCTCCACGCACAGTTCACCTTGCTCGTCGAGGTACTCAACATCCACGAAGTAATGCCGAGTCACAGGAACCATAAGACCAGGGAATGACAGGCAACCCTCACTGAACAGGATCTTACGCTTGGACCGATTCACGATGACGGGGTTGATGAGGGCGGTCAGGCTCTCGCCAGGGTAGAACTGGACCAGACACACTCGCATGTCGAGCCCGACTTGATTGGCGGCCAGGCCGATGCCTTGGTCACGATCTGCCACCGCCCTCATCTGTTTGATGAGTTCCAGTATCTCTGAAGTGACTTTGGCGACCTCTACACAACGCTTCATCAAGCGTTCGTCCGGCCAGTAGACCAGGCGCATCATCAACAACCCCTATTTTATGAATCTCGCGGTCATACCAGCCGCTGCACCCGCTCCGCCACTGCCCAACTCATAGACATCCGAGATGTCCTCCACGAGGACGGTGAACCCAGAGTCCGGGTCCGTACCCTGCATCAAGGCGTAGATGCGAGAACCCAGGTTGTAGCCCGCGTCGATGAGGTAGGTGTAGGAGTAACGACCCACGTCGTCTTCCACAGTGCTCATCACAGTCCCCGCGTCAACCAGGTCAACACGCTCGCCATCCTCATCGAACGTGAAGACTTCGATGGTGGCATCTTCTACCGCCACCCGTTCGTTCAAGGCATCCAAGAAGAGAACATGGAAGGTTACTTTTTCGCCCGCTGAGGCCACTGCACACTCCTCGTCGGCGGGGAAGGTTGGTCTCCCCGCTCACAAAAGAGGGGAGGATAGCCAAACAACTCAGACAGCTACTTCTTGCCCTTGCCGTCCAACCGGGCTTAGAGGAAGTTCCTGGGTCCCAGGACACCACGTCCCACATGAGGACCGAAGGCAGACCGGATCCCGATTCCGTACTTGGGCTGCTTCAAGCCCCGCATGATCTTGACCGTCCTGGACTTGGCTTCAGTGGCTATGTTGAACTGACTCTCCGAACTGGTCTTGAGCATCTCGTACTTGCTCGACTTCTCCAGAGTCAGGCTCACACCTCCAATGGAGTAATCGAACTCATCCGCTGTCCAGTTGGCCATAAGGGCAAAGCAGGCGTGGCCGAGAGCTGACCAGAGCACGGCGGTTCTCCAAACGGGCTTGTACTTGACGAGCCTTCCTACCGTGTTCAACTCCTCGGTCTCGGGCGGGAACATGTTCCACCAATCAAGTGCTCTCTCGATGTACTCAAGCAGCTCAGCATCCTCCCAAATCTGACCGAAAACACGACTGTATTGGCCTATGGACCCTTCGTGCTCGGGCGGCCTGAAGTGGTAGAACTTGTCCGGGTTCTGGTCACGGAGGAGTAGCCGGAGCTTGTTGATCATCGACTGCTCGGAGTCTGAGTAGAGCGAGGCTTCCAGTGCGGACGACTCCACCACCGCGAACTCTTGAACGACCTGCTGGTCTGGACTTCCAGAGAACTCCTTGAACGTCCATCGGATTCGGTATGCGCCGGGTGTGGCTGCGGGCGGCACCAGTAGCGCCGCGTAATACTCCCCGACTGACGGGTTCACAGGAACCCGCTCCGCCGAACCGATGAGGACTTCCTCTTCAGGGGGTCCAGGATCCACAAAGAAAATCCCATAGGAGATGCTCGCGGCGTTGGCAGCGTTCCCCGACGAGTTCGTCAAGAACATGTCCAAGTCTCCGCGACTAAGCTCGGTTCCGGGACTCCATGCAACAGCCATATCTACCTCCTACATCTTGATTCTGACATCGTTGCTCAGAATCATCTTGTCAGTGGCAACAGCAAAGCCGACCCGAAGCTCAACGTAGCCCTCGTCTTCGCTGGGTTCATGTGTCACCTCACCTGCCACATGAGAAAGGTAAACGTCTTCACCGGGTACGAGGTCCTCGTCGTCAGTGACCTGGGGGTCGGAAATCTGGGTTCCGCGCATGGTCATGACAATGGGCCGACCGCCTCCAGAGATGTCGTTGACCTGGAACCCAAGAAACATGCTCGGGTTCCCAGTCTCAACATGTGAGGAGCAGAGTTGGAACTCCTCATCGTCCTCTGCGTTGAGCACCAGGCAGACGGCCTTTCCTGCACCGAAGACAACAGGGATCTCAATCTCCTCGCCAGTCTCAGGGTCAATGACCGTCTGGGTCTCCGGGATGGTGGTTGAAGAGGTGATGAGGGTTCCTGTCCCACCGCCAACTCCGCCGCCGCCAGCACCGCCCCCACCTGGTGGTCTCGCAATCGGCATCAGTCTGACTCCAACCGTTGGATGGCTGTGTCAGCGGCGTAGCACCAAGCGGCTGAGCCTAAGGCTGCGCCGAGAACCTGGACTCCAGAGGCCCAGGTCAATGCCGGGGTCCCAGAGGCGGCCCAGAACCCGAACCAGGTCAACCAGCCACAGTGGAAACCCATGCAGTACGAGCACGACAAGAGCCTGTCGAAGAACGAGGTCTTCTCCCCGCTCTCCATGAACGCCTTGCTGTAAAGGAAGGGCAGCTTGTTCACCAAACCGAAGCACAGGCCATAGGCTATGAACGCCCCATACAGAATATACATTGGTCTTCTCCTACTTCTTCCGCGCCTTACGGACACGGGGGGTGGACTTGGAGCGTGGAGGCTTATCTGAGCCGCCTGGGAGGATGCGACAGCACGAGGTGCTCGCTGACTTCTGGAAGATTTCCACGGTGTCAGGAACCCCGTCTTCGTCGCAGTCCCAGCCGATGTCCAGCTTGATGTCGTCGAGTGCCGTCAGGAGCAGATTCCGCTCCGCCGTGATCTCTTCACTCCGCATCCCTGAGTTGAACCTCTTCTCCACATCGAGAAGACGCCGGATGGCTGTTCCCAGGCCCATCTTTATGAACTTGTCAGACGTTTTTGCCACTGTCGCCTCCGCTACTCCAAGGGGAAGATACCCGCTTCACCTGATGCTGTTGATAGGACCGCCAACGGAGGACAACTAATCAGAACAAGAAAAGCCCCCCGAACCACAAGGGTCCGAGGGGCTTGAAAAGGTTTGAGACCTGCCCTCAAGGGGAAGGTTGTAGGACCGAAGCCCTACAACCACCCAGAGAGATTAGTTCTTGTAGTGGAAGTGCTTGCCCACGGTAATCTGAACCATGACAGCCACGGTAACCATGTTGCCGTTTCCGTCATCCTCCTGCCACGGGAAGGAAGCCATGACCTGTCCGATCTCGGTGACGTAAGCCCCCGGAACCTGAGAGATCACATCATAGGTAGTCAGCGAACCAGGCTCGGAAGCCGAGATGTACATCTTGGTTCCTCGACCGGGCATGTTTGGCGCGGCGTAATCCCCACCAACAGACGCAAGGTCCACCCGAATCAATGCCTGCATTCCGTCCATCACCATAGCCTGAGGAGTAGAAGACATCGGTCCTTGGACCTCTGACTCCACCACCTGGCCGTAGCACATGTAGTCTGACTGGGCGTCCATCCTGTACACCTTGCCATCTTCCCGCAGTGAACTGAGTTCACCTTGACCAATGTTCTCACCAGCTTCAAGATCCGGTGATCCATCGAGGATGTTGATACTCCGCATCATCGGAGTATGCGGACCCATCGGGTTCAGGATGATGTGCTCAGACGAGATCGACAGACCGAACTCCACCTGAGTGAGAGTAGACACCGAGTCCTGGTCGCCTCCACTATTGTCATGGAAGTAACGCAGTTCCAACTCAGCACCAGTCTGGGGTGTCGTGTACTCTTCCTGGAAGGTAACCTCAGCCTCGTAGAACTTGGTGATGTCCGACTCACCCAGGGTGAAGAGACGGTCGCCGTCCTTCGCTCTGAGCTTCCCATTCTCATAGAAGATGGAGCCTTCAACCACAGCGGCGTCAGAACCGTCATGCTCGTCCACTGCCAGCCGAAGCAGACCAGTGTTCACTCGCTGAGCGAAAGCATCCCGGAAACGAGTACCAGCCTCACCGAGATCCTGAGCGTCAGCGTTCAGCACCTTGATGGTACGGTTGGTCCACATGTCAGCAGCGTCAACAGGGATCTGAAGGGCATCAGAGCCTTGGCTCAAGTCGTCCCGACCGTGGATGACTCCACCGTGGTTGATCTCGAAGCCACCTTCAGCGTGAATCCCAGCGGATAGGCTGAGCTGTCCAGCATCAAGCGTTGCGTGAACGTCTCCGTCCCCGTAGCCTTCGCCTGCCTCGAAACCAGCGTAGAACTGGCTGCGTGCCCGAACCTCGCCAGCAACATCAAGGATACCGACTGCACGACCACCTGCCGAAATCACCATGTCACCATGAAGATCAGCCTGTGGCGAGAAGTCGTCTGTTCCGGCAGCGTAGTTGCCATTGCAGTTCAAGTGGTATCGGTTATTCGGTGAATCCCAACCCCACTTGAACTCGTCACTTACCTCCAGGAAAGGCAGCTTACTCGTACCGCCAGCGTAGATAGCCTTCTCAGAGCGGATTCCGAGCGACGCGGTGTCCAAGGCCCACTGAGGCACTGCGCCGATGTTGGCATCGCCAGCAACGTCCAGCTTACCACTGCTCTGGTCCTTGGCTTCCAAGGACACATCGCCCTTGATAGCCACCGTAGGCGTGTAGAGGTTTAGACCCGAGTCGAAACCAGCCTCCGCCTTGAAGACGTTCTGCATCCCCATTGCTGTGAGAGAGGAATCGCCCCCCACCGTGAGGGACCCAGTGATGCCTGCATTACCATACAGGCCCGTGTTCCCATTCACATCCAGGTCACCAGTCAACTCAGTCTTACCCTTGTAGGTAAAGAGATTGTCGCCTGTGGTGTTACCCTGGTAGTTAGGTTGAGCAATCTTGAGGGCGTAGTCACCAGAGAAGGTGCCATCTCCATTGTCGATGGCCTCACTATCCCAGGCGACCATTGCACTCGCCTGAGCTTTGAGGCCCCTGCGTGTTCCGATGTGCCCATCAGCGTCGATACTATTGGAAGACTGCCCCTCACCGATTTTGACGGAGGCGTCACCATTGACGACTTCTTGGTTGGTAGGAGAACCGAGTGTTGCGTCACCAGAGACACCCATGTCGCCAGTGAAGGTCGAGGCTCCGTCCATCCGCAAGGTAGCGGTGTTGTATCCCAGTCCACCGTCGTAGGTGCTCAGTACCTCGAAGTTGGTGGCGTCGGTGGTGGCGTTGTAACTTCCGCGAAGGCTTCCGTTAGCTTGAACAGCGTCCCAAGATCGGATCATCCCACCCGCAGTAATCTGACGAGCAGACACAATGTCCGCGCCAGTTTCCGTCAGGAGGTCACCCACGGCTGAGAAGTCACCAACTCGGAGAGCAGCCTCATCGGCAGCATCCTTGTCAATGGTCACCTTGGCCTGGAACCCAGCCGCAAGTTCAGCAGTTAGCGACCCTTGGAGAAGGGTGTCTCCAGCCGTGACAGTCAGACCAGCGTCAAGCTGAGCCAAACCAGCCGTGACAGTCAGACCATCCTTAGCCGAGATGAGCTTCTGAGCCTCAAGAAAGCCTTGAAGCACTGTATCACCAGCAACGTCCAGAAAACCGCTCGCGTCCCGAGAGGCAGCAACCACAAGGTTACCCTTGAGGCTCACCTCAGGCGTGTAGTCCTGGTTCTGCTCGTCGTAGTTCTTCGAGGCAGTAAGAACATACTCGTCAGCCACCGTCTCAGTAAACTGGGCATCTCCATCAGCTTCGAGGCTGGCAGAGAAGTCAGCACTCTCGGCGACCATGTCACCCATCGCGATGATCTTTCCAGCACGCAGTTGCGTGTAGGAAGCGTTCGCCGCTTCCATGTTGCCAACCGAGTCCTCAGAGACATCACTTGCGATGATGTACTCCACCTCAGCAGCCGCCAGCCCGTCACCACCGATGACGTTGAACCAAGCACCACGCCACTTATCAGAAGCACCGTCGTTGTACTTGGACTTCAGACCGGAGTCTTTGATGTCCGAAGCGTCCTGGTCCTTGAGCAACTCAATGATGCTGTCAGAAAGCTGGACCGTCTCGGACTCAGCGATAAGCTGCTCCCCTGAAATCGTCATGTTTCCGAGAATCTCAACGTCTCGGAAAGTCGCTGTGCTTCCAGCCTCAGAAGCCGTGATGTTACCAGCAGCAGTCAGTGTAATCGTCTGAGCACTGTCAGGTCCGATCTGAACAGTACCAAGAAGGGCACTATCCTCATCGACCTTGAAGTCACCACGAGCCCGTGTCTGGATTCCTGCTGCTGCGAGGGCTACACCCTCGGCCACATCAAGACCACCTCGAACATTGGTCTGAACCTGGGTCGCTGCGAGGTCAACTTGACCTGCCACGTCCATCGTTGAGAGAGACGAGATGGCACCAGCGGTGTCTACCGCGAAGGCCGGGTTCTGGTCGTCTCCACCAATACGGAGCTTGGTATCGAACACGACACCCCAGTTTTCTGGGTTGCCTATACCAGCGGCGGCACCAAGGACATGGAGGTCCTCGTTGATCAGAAGGTCCGAGCGGATCTCAACATCCTTGCCAGCGTTCTCAGAACCGAGCGTGATAGCACCGTCAGCCAGGAGAGCGGCTTTGAGCCATGCGTCCATTCCGACTTCGAGCTTACGAGCGAGCTTCAGACCACGAGTAGACGTGATGTCATCAGCGTCCACCATAGCGAAACCATTGCCGTCAAACTGCGATGGGAAGGGCACAGAGAGCGCCATCTCACCCGTATTGGCGATGTGGTTCGCGCCACCCTCGTTGGGGCGGACCTTCAGGGAGTAACCAGCCGAAAGCAGCCCGTCCGCGTTGACAGACTTAGAGGTAAAAACCTCACCGTCAGCCGCGACTGTGAACTCAGAAGTGTCACCAGTACCGATGCGAAGGTCGCCGTCAATACCGACAGCAGCATCGAACTCAGCGGCTGCTTCAGCGTTCAGGGGAGCCTTGAGACGAACTTCAGCAGCCGCCATCGAGTCGTCCTGGACAACCTGGAAGGCGTAAGCGTCTGCGGAGTCCTTACCAGCAGAGAGGTCCTGCGAGACAGCCGCCGTAGCGTTAGCCGCAAGATGTCCACCAGCCGTGACATCGACACTGAAGTCAGCAGCCCGCTCGACGAACAGGTCAGACTTGATGCGTACATCAGCACCCGTCATGTCGTCGGCCTGGGTCACTACCAGCGCGTAGTTGTCCGTGGAGTCCTTACCAGAAGCGAAGAGTCCTTGGATGCGTCCACTGGACTCGGTCCACAAGGAGCCGTCGTTCAGGACCGAGAAGGTCGCAGCGCCGTCAGCGCCTACCAGAAGGTCGCCGCCAAGGGCTTTGAGGCTTCCGCCAGCCTTGAGGTCGCCCGTGTGGGAGAGTTCAGATGCGTCTGCGGAGAGACGATACGACTCTGCGGACTGGTCGTAAGAAACGAAGAGAGACTGCTTGAGCTGTGCGTCAGACTCAGCAGTGAGAATGCCCGAGACGTTGAGAACGTCCAGAGCTTGTAGGGGAGATGTGAGTTGAAAGTCGGCGAGTTGAAGCTGGAGAACATCAGTGGATGGCTCGTGGCCAACAACCTCGATCTCTCGACCAGAGTCAGTCCGACCGAAGATTTTAGTAAAAGTAGTAGACATAGCCTACCTCCTTATAGAGAAAATGGTTTGACGGAAGCTCACGACCATCGCGGCTTCCATGTCTTTGATTTGTTGATCTCTTTGGAGGTCAGAACGTGTTCAGCGGCGCAAGCGTCGCTCGGCCTCGTGGCCAGTCCTACGAATCCAACCTCATGTTGATGTAGCCAAACCAGCGGGGCGAGTTGGGTGGGAGCCTTGTCCTACCGTGTGCCCCTGGTCGGGTTTTTGACCCCAGAGGAGCCATCGAGATCGAGTTGAATCCTCGCATCTCCGGTGCCCCCCTGTATGGAGTCACCTATGGGGATTCGCTATCAAGGGACGATTGGAAGGAAAAACACTTGGTCCGAAGCGATGGGGACAAGTTTTTTCAGCGTCCTCCAATAGAAGGTCGCGGGAGCCTGGTCTACTATTCAGAGGGCTCGGAGATGACGCCCTGAAGCTCTCGCAAGCGGGACGTGAGATACTGCTGAACGAACTGAGCTTTGCTCAGGTGCTCTCGAATCGTCTCCTGCTGGTCCTTGAGAGCAGCGTTTTCAGCAGCCTTGCGATTATTGATGTCGTTGACTGCATCAATGACACCCGCCTGCGCGAGTAGTTCTTGCTCCTCGCGGTGAAGGAGAGCCATCGCCTCCTGGTGCCGATGCCCCAGAGGTGTGAGGCCCGCTTGGAGTCTTTGAATATACGCCTGGAGGGTGTTCAGCTCTTCGAGGAGAACTGGAATGTGGCTCTTGTCTGACACGGTGGCCTCCTACATGTGGGTAAGGGCCTTCATCGTGCGGATCTCATCGGCGTAGGTCAGAGCGGGAACATTGGCCTTGCGGTTGAAGTATTCGTTCTTCAGGTCGCGGATAGTAGGGCTGTGCTCAAACACGAAGAAGACACGACTTCCCTCACGGACAGTCTCGACCAGCGGCACACCAGCTACTCTCAGGTATGCTGCGTAATACAGGTCAGAGGTTCTGTACCTCTTTTCAGTCTCCTCCATTGATCCCTCCTATCCACGGACAGGCTTGAAGGTAGCCCCCGACCCCACAATGGGGCCGGGAGCCGAAGCCGGAACCGGGTGTTTAGCTCAAAAACCCTAAAGGATAGAACCGTCGTCGCCGTAAACAACGAAGGCTGCCGCATCTGTTCCCGAGTAGGAGAACGTCGCAGCGGTGAACACCGAAAGCTGACCGTTCGCAAGCGACTCGGTCAGAGCCATGCTCGTAGTCACGTTGGACTGGGCACGCTGGCTGGCGGTGGTGAACGCACCAGCAGCCGCACTCTTGGCTCCGCCGATGGCCGCAACCTCAGACTCAGCCGCGACGGTGTAAACCTGACCCGCCAGAACCTGAAGAAGACCCGCTTCGAAATCTACGTTCAAAGCAATCGTGGCAGCCACGGTGATACCAGTGTCGCCAGCGCCAGCGGCGATGAGGGCGTCGATAGCAGCAGTGGTAAACGCACCACCGTTAGTCCGCATCTCGGCCAGCATCTCGTCAGCCAGGATGATGGCGTTTGCTGCGCTGAGCGCAGTACCGTCACCACCGTCAACGCAGTTGTCGAGCAGGAAGGCCGCAAGGCCCGCATACTCGGCACTTGTGATGGTAGAGCCATCACCTGGATCCTCAGTGGCTACGGCTTCAGTCGTAGCTGCTGCGGGGATAAAGGGGCTTTCCGCCGTGGAGCGATCCACGTTGTCGGCGTCGGCTCCGAGTTTAGGCATGGGCTTCCCTGCGACAGGGAGCAAGTCCCCAACGTAAAGGGTGCCCTGAGCAAGGGCATCGCCCATGTCAGTTCGTCGTACACAGATGTAAGGCATCGTCTTCTCTCCTTAGAGTTTCATTGGACCAACCAACACGGCAGGCCCGGCTTCCTTCGCATGAGCGAATCTATAAACAACCTACCGTCAGGACCTACGGTCCATTCTGAAGGGAAATGACCATTGAAAACGCGACGTTGTTACCAGCACCGCTAATCAGAACTTCGGACATATTGGCATCGTAAAACGCCAGAGCGTCGGCGGCAGGCACCACAGCCATTGGATGGCCGACCCCGAAAGAGACGTGCAGCGGGTTCGCAGCGTCCAGGTTCACGAGGATGAACCCTGAGCTGTGAAGAGGTAGGTGAAAGTGCATCGCCTGCTCGGGAGCTTTCTCGCCCGCAGTAGACGCTGTATCTGGAGCGGTGCCCGCAAGCGTAAGCAAGGGCCGAGCTACTGTGAGGCTCGACTGAGGCATGATGATGTTGATGGGGCCGTCATCGACCCAGCCGTCCGCTGCGTCCAGGAACCTCTGCACGCGCATGAAGAGAACATCGTTATCTTCAGGAACCTCTTGAAGCAGTGCGTCCGTCGGGTCGAAGAAATCCATCGGGTCCCACACGAAACGAGTCACCCGTCGATCACGACCAGACCCATGAGGGATGTCCACCGCGTGATGCTTCCTGGTCCGAAGGGAACCACTGGTGAAGTACCCCCCAGAGGTCACGTCGAACATCTCGCTTCCACCTGCGCCACCGACACCATTGGTGCTGCCATAGGAATCATTCAGCGTAGATGCTGCGGTGATCCGATACTGGGAAGTCCCCTTCTCAAGGGGAATGGTTGCGTCGATATGGTTCGGGAGTCGCTCCCGGATACTGGCAATAATGCCTCTCATGCTGTACCTCCTGCGGACTTCTCCTTACGGACGTGCGCTTCATAACTCGATGTGTCTTTGCCCTTGCTCCCGGCGAGCTTCTGAGCCTCTGCCCAGGAACCTGTCTGCTCTCCCTCTACATTGGGTGCCAAGGTGGCCACGGGGGCGTCGTGCTTCATCGCTGTCGTCCTCTGATCGAGGTGACGGTTCTTGGCAGCCATCTGGCTCTTGATGCGGTTGTTCTTGCCCGCCCAGCCGTCGCCCTTGAGTACGAAGCTCGTCATGCTTATCTGCTTAGCCGTCTGCGTCGAGCTACACTCGGGGCAGCTCTGTGGCTCATCGTAGTTCGAGATAGCCAGCCTCTTCTCAAAGGCTGAGCTACACGCCCCACACTGGTACTCATATACAGGCATTTAGGCTCCACTCCTTGCAAGATACCGCTCGGTCACCCTACCCACAGAAGGAAACAATAGGCCCACAAGCGCATCCATTGCTGCCGTCTTGGACCGCCTCAAACGACGCTGCTCATCGAGTTCCTTGGAACGGGTGATGGCCCGCTGCACTTCCTTGCGGCTCCTGAACGAATAGTCTTCTGCCTTCCTGAGTACCGCCAGGACGTGCTTACAGGCCAGGTGCTGTCCACCTGGGTCTCTGATGTCAGGACTCGACGCTGTGCCCCTGGGACGCCCGTATAGGTAGCCTCCGGCCTTGGCCCAATGCTCTGGGCCTTGCCATTGCCAGAAGTTGCAATCGCAGGAGATGCGAACGTCCGCCTTGGAGAGCGTCTTGTTGTTCCCCTTGCGAACGGCCTGGAGTCGAACTCGATGTGTGTTCTCTCCGCCAGAGACGTTGAACAACCACATGGCACTCTTTGGGACCACCCGGTTCATCTTGACGGTCAGGGTCATGGCCTTGGAGTGGACGTTGGGTCCGGTGCCTGACAGGATCTCAGCCATCTTCATGGCTACGATCTGACGGTTCGCCGTGCGGCCTGCGAAGCCTTGGCCTCGGGGGATAACTTTGGCAGAACCTGGTGCCCCTGGACGGTCTCTGTCTACTGGCATCCCATGTGCTGGAGTTGGGTTCTCGCGCTCGTCCTTGATGGGACCCATCCAAGAGGGAAGCCCCTCGTAGTCGTTCTTTGTCGCGTCATCTCCGTCAGGCACACCTCTGGGCTCACGACTGTCGTCGCTCCGTTGCGGGTTCCAGACCTGCTTGCGGTAGAACTCGGCTACGCGCTCTGGTGAAGGCTCTTCCATCTCGTCTTGTTCCGTTGCATCGGACAAGTATCGAGAAGCGACCCCCTCAGGGTCCGGCTCGTACTCGAAGACCTCGTCCAGCATATCGAAGAAGTAGTTGAGGTCTTCCTCATCCAAGAAGGACGTACAAGCAATGAACTCACCCAGGTCAAGGGTTTCCCTCCCGTCACCTGTATCAAAGGTCACCATGTCTGTGTCGTCGTCAAAACCACAGACCTGTCCGAAGGACCCCCCTTCTTCTCCAGGTGCGTCAGGAGGGTCGATGTAGATGGGCATTGGTGGGAAGTCGGTGGTTTCCGCAGTTCGTTTGAAAGGCGTGCGTTTTTTGTCGTTCCTCCAGTCCTTGGTCCTCTTTGCCGGAACGAGATACCCGCCGCCTGGACGCCGCATGTACTTCTCTGGGTACTTGTTACGGAACTTCTGGTCGCGCTTGAACCACCCTCGGTTCTTGACCCGTTTGTACCGCCTCCTTGCCTTCGCCTTGAGCTTCCCCCGATTCTTTTTGTAATCCTTGTAGTGGTAGAGCTTAGCCCTGGACTTTTGCCTACGCTGTCGATGACCTGCGGCAGGAACAGGTCTCTTCATTCCAGCTTCGAGTTCCTCGTCGCCTTCGCGGTCCATTGTGCGTCGCCGGAACTGGCCCTTGGGTTGGTCGATGGGTCCGGGGCTGTACTGGTCCCCCGGCAGACTCCTCGTGCGGACCTTATCCTTGTGGAGGTTCCCAGAGGGGCTGGAGTTCGACGGACCAGGGGCATTGACTACGGGCTGAGAGGGTCTCTGAATCTCGTGGTCCTGGCCGTCGCTCTGAGGTAGGGCTCGCTCTCTTCTGCGGGTGGCTCCAGGATCCTGCGCCCCGCCGTCCTGTTGGACAGGGTCATAGCCTCCAGGGTCCCTGGGAATGCCTTTGGCATTTGCCTCGTCTCGGTAAGTGGTGACTCCTGGGAGACTATCCCGAGAACGGTATCCCTTGCGCCTTGACATCAGGTTCCCTGAAGACGTGCATACCGCGCTACTACCCTCTTAGGGTCAGGCTCATCCGATGAACGAGAGAGACCAGGGGAGAAGCCCAGCGAGGACTTCACGGCTTCCTCTACCTTGGTGCGATCTTCAATAGGGATACGCCCTCGAAGGAAGTCCTGTCCCATCTTCGAGAGTGCATAGCTGGTACAATCAAGAACACGCTCAAGCTCGTCCAGGCGGGAGGGCAACCCTATGATGATGTCACCACCGAGTTGGTAGACCTTCTCCTTCTCCTTGGCGCTCTCGACAAGGGTCTGGGCACGGTCTACCAGATGCCGAATACGGTGTGTATGCACACGAGCCTCGGCAACACCCTCGGTTAGGAGCGCCCAAGCTGCTTGACTGCTGGCCGACTTGTTCTTCAACACTCCCTCCATCCGGGCGTAGTTATCCACCTACCCCGTACAGGAGATAGAAGAGCTACCGTCCTAATCCAGGCGTTCGTCGATGAACTTGACCACGCTGGGGACTTCCACAGTCTTGATGGCGTTGAGAGCCTCAGTGTCATCTCCATACCTACGGACAGCGTCCCGAGCACGGGTACGCCAATGCCGGGCCATGTCCCAACTCTCTCCAGTGGCGAGCTTCACGGTCTTGTTTCCGCGTCGCCCCCGCGTCTTCTTGGCGGTCTTGGTGGGCTTGGGAACCCCGCTGGTGGCCGCATTGGGCAGGATGTCCGTCAGGGTCTCACCAACAGCCGCCACGGTGACATCTCCAGTGGCCGAGTTCTCAAACGTGGCCTTTGGAGGCGGAGTGCTGTCCAACCTGCTGATCTCCCGAGAGGCTGCACTGGCGTCAATCACCTTGGTCTTCTGGAAGGCCGGGGTGCTGATAGTGCCCACAGAGCGTGCGTCCCTGACCGTCGCGTCCTTGATTGCCGCCGTGGGACCCACGGTGCCTACCACACGGTCTTCAGCCGCAATGTGCTCAAGAGGCATCGCAGCGCCCCGAGAGTTCATGTTGGCAGCCTGGGCTGGTCGAATCTTGATGTCGGCGGGCTGGGGGCGGTACTTGGTCGTCGTGTCCGCCTCGGGAACCAACCAACCGGACACAACCGCGCCTCTAAGCTGGGGCAACACATGCTTCTCACCACCGTAATCGAGGGTCTGACCATCGAACATCACAACATCATCTTCCATGATGTACTTCTCGATCTTGCCGAGATGAATCTGGGTCGTGGCCCGGAATGCCAGGGGCTCACCCCTGGTAAACTTGTGTTCTTCTGCCATGTTTTCCTCCATGTGGTCTATCTCCGAGGGGGGTCGGAAGTTCGTGAGATGATACCCTCGAACTCTACCCCTCCTTAGCCAGCACGTCGCGCAGCAGGCTTTTCATCTGGATGACCTCAGCCTCCAGCTTCTCGATATGTGCCTGTTGCTGTTGCACGGCCTTCACAAGAGGGGCGATGAAGTCCGTGTAACGCAGACTATACGGAGTATCTCCACCAACAGACAAACCAGCGAAGGAGTGTCCTCGGAGGGCGGTTTGAACTTCTTGGCCAATGAACCCGTACTGCATGTCGTTCTTGGTGCTGGTGCTCTTCCAGGCGAAGGCCACAGGCCGCAAGTTCATGATGAACCCAATCCCAAGAGGGCTATCCTGAATGAACCTCTTGGCCTCCCGGTCTGAAACCTGGATGACGCCGTTGACCGTGTAGAGCGCGGCCCAGGGGCGGAGTTCAGTCCCGAGAGTGAACACGGATCTGTTGTCACCGCCCAAGTTCGCATAAATGGCATCAAACGCAGGGGTTACGCCTGTTCTCCCGACAGAAAAGGAACCATCGGTGGAACCGCGAGCGTCAAGAGACAGACCGTCCAGGAGGTGGTGGGTTGGTCGGGTCCCCTCAAAGATCGCGGCTTTCAAGGCACCTGTGCCAAGGTTCGCGTCCTCTGTTGTCTTTACGTCCTCTGCCGTCATTGCCTTCGCACCGACTTTGACGACGAGGTTGTCTGATGGCGGAGCGGCCATTATTCGCCTCCTCTTATGTATATCACCGTGAACGCATCGGGATTAGAGAGTTCCGCGTCCCCACCCGCGTCCTCGGCGGCAGTGGAGGTCACCCTCATCTGCTTGATGGTGACGATGTGTTGGCTACTTGGGGGAACCTGGAGGAAGGTGATGATGTGCAAGAGGGGTTGGGTCTCGATTTTGTAGTCCTCGGCCTTCATGTCCTCACTGTTGATAACCACCTGGTAGGTATCCTCGACGACTACGTCTGGGTCGTAGTTGTAATGGATGAAAATCTGGGTCCCTGGCTTTAGCTCGGCCCCCACTACCGATCCATTTTCCGGGACTACGTTGGTTGTTTGGAAGTCGATAGTTGGAGCCACTTCCTTACTGATGTTGACTGTATTGGACCGTCCCCCAACTCCAGCAAGGAAGCTGGGCATGGAGGGACTATCGGTGATGTCCAAGACCCCCATCTGGGTCTGGCTCGTACCCTCGGTGCTCATCGAAATCACCCTCGCAATGTAAGACCCTTCAGGCGGCTGATCGGCCAGGACTGCCCCGTAGGTCTTGCCGTCTTGTGGCGAGGCCCACATAGAGTGCTTCATGATGACCCAAACCCCTGGAGTGTCCTCCACAAAAAGGCCGAGCTGATACTTTGGAGGCGGAGTACCCTGTGACTGCGTTGCGGTAGGGTCGGTCCACGAGACCATCAAGTGGTCAAACTCCGTAGAGTAGGTGAGAGTCGGGTAGACACCCTCGGTGTTGACACCCCACTCAGGGTGGTCTCGCAGTGGCTCGTAGAGGCACTGGATGGGCTTGGCGTCCACAAGGTTGCGAGTTGGCCCGTCCGCAGTCCAATAGAGGGGTTCAGAGTATTGAAGCGGTCCTGCGGACACCCCGTCCTTGTGCTCCGCAACGGCGGCAAGCAGGAACCTCGCTCCGAAGACAGGAGGTTGGTCCCACCAGTATCGAGGTCTCTCAGCCGCAAACTTCGAGGAATCAACTCCGAGCTGATCCACAAGGGCAGTCTCAAGACCCCTCCACTTGTTGTTGAAGGAACCGGGGAGGTCTTGGGACGCTGCGTAAGCACGGCCTACGGAATCAGACTCAAAGAAGTTCGTGCCGTCCTTCGTGGATTCTCCCAGGTACACCCAGTCGGCTACACCATTGGTGTTCGGAAGCAAGGTGTTGCCTACCAGGACATTATCTCGATAGTAGAAATGGACCGACTTGGCATCCGCAAAGTTGTCCACCTCCACTTGGAGGAACCACCTCGCATAGGGGCTGCCACTCTGCCAGAGAGGGCCAACTCGCAACTCCTCAAGGATCACCTCGTTGGCTCCAACACTCATCAAGTACATGTCATTGATTACTGGCTGTGTGTAGCCCACAGGAACTTGAACCGTTGCGGAGACGATCTCACTCTTCTCATCACCAAGCACAGACCGTGCGGAGACCGTGTAAGTGGTGCCAGAGGACCATACAACAGAGAAGGACTGTCCCGAGATGTGAGGGGAAGTCCACTCGTCAGGTTTGTCCATGAACTGACTCTCAATGTGCAACTCATAGTGATTGGGGGTTGGGCCAGTTGATGGAGGACTCCACGTTGCCGTAGCAGCCCTCTTTCCATCATTGATGATGTCACCTGCGACTATGGCAAGGTTCTCGGGCGGCTGAAGCGCAACTGGACAAGCCTCCACATAGATGGAGACTGAAGAGGCCCCGCTCTGCACCATTGGGTTGCCTGCCAGGTCCGAGATGCTGGGCAGACACTTGATCCTCATGAGGTTTCCGGCGAACGACTCCGCATTCCCCGAAGGAATCGCACTGAGCAGGAATCGCACCTTGTTGCCTTCAACTTCGCCCGTATCGTAACCGTTCACGTCAACGAAGACGGGTTGGTTCACAATCTCGACCAGGTCGTTTAGGTTGCCGTCTTCGCCACTCATCGTTGAGAAGACGTAGGAGGATTTGACCAGAGCACCTGCGTCAACCACTTCACTGAAAGTGATGGTGACGGCGGGGTTCAAACCAGCGGTGCAGAGGTCGATACTGCTTGGGTCGAGGAAGTCGGCGAAAGGCGGAGAGGAATCCGCGATCATCCAGCTTGCAATCCCAAGCTGGGCTTCGTAACCGTTCGTTCCCTTGAGGCCAGAGAGTTCGAGCGTAAAGTCCGAGCCAGCGGTCGTATCACCATCGAGATTGACTGTGACTTCGAAGGGGCCTCCGTCACCGTTCGTAATCTGATGCTGCAAGACAGAGACCCCCGCTGTGTTCGACAAGAAGGAGAACACAAGCGAAGACCCTTCAATCTCGGCGTCCCAGCCGAAGGTGACCGTTTGGAGGTTGTTCCAGGCGTAGGTTCCTGAGGGGGGGTTGGTATAGAGAAACAGAGGACCCGTAGTTACCTCGGGCTCAGGCACCCAATCGATCCAGTGACTGGGCTCAGGCACCCAATAGTCATGGTCGTTCGAGATGGGGTTTCCTGGCCCACCACAAGAATCTTCGGGGCCTTGGGGGAGGCTGACGAAACCACGAACCATCTTGGGCCAGCCATTGTCCGCATAGCTCAGATCGACCTCAGAGCGCAGAGTGAACCCGTCGATAAGCGGAACTCCGTTCTCGTGGGGGAAGCTATCGACACGGAAGGTGAGTTTGTGCCCCCAGATACCATCCTGGTCTCCCGGATAACTGGCGTTCCCGATGATCTCAGTCACGCCCGTGGGCTTGATGACAAGCTCGTTCTCGCCCTCCACCATCACCGCAGACCAACACTCAATCATATCGACATCATTCATCCGATGTACGCTCGTGCTGAACCCCACCTTGAGCACCCCGTCCCAATCATCCGTCAGCTTGGCTGGCTCCACGATGCCGAACCTGGGGAAGTACGGCTCCAAGTGGTAAGTCAAGGAAACTCCAGAGAAGGGGTTCCCGTGAACATCCGTGATCTCTGACGTGTTCAACCTGACCGTCAACTGGGGTCCACTGCGTGGACCAATGCTCTGATAAGCCATTATGCTTCTCCTCCGGGATCGCTGACGACGGTTGTCCCTGTGGTCTTCAGAAGAGCGCGGTAGACAGGAGTCTCGCCGCCAGAGACCAAGGTGACAGATTCCACCTCGTAGGCTTGAGTACCGTTCCCGTTACTGTTGGGAACCCCCTCAATAATCCAGTTGGCGGAGTCGTAGATAGGGCCTGTGCCATCTTCATCATTGATAGGCTCATTGAACGAGACCTCCACCCAACGCATCCCGTCATAGATGATAGGGTCTCCGAGAGCGTCGAACCACTCGACAGGTTGCTGTACGGTGGGGCATTCGGGGCCTGGGTCAACGCTCGTCCAGTCCGGGCCAGTGGTGTCCTGGGCTCCTACCTGCCAGTTGTAGATTAGGGTGTCCGCCAGAAGGTCGTTTCCAGCGCGGTCCTGGAGTTGGTCCACGTCGTTCACCACGAGCGACAGACTCTTGGTGGCTTGCTCTGCGTTGTGGGCGTTGAAGTGGAGCCTCACCGTGAGGGTGCCGTCGTACTCCCCATACGAGTAGCCGTCTGAGTTCTCAACGGTGACAGAGTGGGGTTGCTGGGACGCAATGGGGTTACCGTTGTCATCGAAGTAGTTGAGGGTGTACCTGTCTGGGTTCACCCCAGGGCTTTCACTCTGCCCGAGGTTCCCCAGGAACTCGGAGAACTCGACAACGATTGACCTGTTGAAGTTCACATCGAAGTAGAGCACCTGCTCCTGAGGCGGAGTAACCGAGAGGATCTTGGGGACGGTCAGGTCAATCCAGTAGTCCCAGGTTGTCAGCGGGAAGTTGTTGCCTGAGAGGTCTTGGATAAGGCTCGTTGCATCTGGGTTGAAGCACGGAGCCCCCTCGTCCAGGCACGGGTTCATTGTGACCTCGAACAGACCCTCTGTGTCGAACCAACCCGACAGGTAAAGGCGGTAGGTGTAGTCCCCTACAAGCGGGAGGATGGACGAGATGTAAACCGCCCCACTCGCGCCCGCTGCTCCGCCCAGAGCCCAGTTCTCGTTGATGTCCCAGTTGATGATCTCCTCGGTCAGTACGATGTCGATGTAGAAGTTGCTGGGGTCCCAGGGAATCAACCCCCAAGGGAAAGTTCCTGGCAGGGGGGTGATGGCATCCAGGAGAGGCGGCTCGTTGTCTGGTTCATTGAGGTTCGGGGGGACCACATTTCCGTAGAAGGTATGCTGCGGGTTGTCGTCGAGTGTCCGGTAATCGGAGTCAACACCCTGCGTACCCTGGCCCCTGATCTGCACATCAAAGCCGGGGGCAGAGATGTTGCTATTGAATACTTTATCGCTCACGGTGATCCTCCGGCTCTGCACGTTGGGTAAGAAGCCCTCATGATGAGTCCCCTATAAACAACCCACCGTCCCACCATACCGATGAGCTAAAGACAGGCTGACGCATAGGCACGGTTGTAGAGATAGGTCACATGCTGACGCAGCCTCTGTTCTGAGGCTAACCAGGACTGAAAGTTGGACTTTTGCTGCTGAAGAGTGACGTTGCCAGACTCGAAGGACCGAGTAGCGGTGCTCATCTCGTCTGCCAAGCGGTCTCGTTCCGCCTGTACGGCCAGGATCTCGGCCACCAGGGGCCTGCATCTCGTCTCGTAAGCGGAGGGTGCATGAGCACAACCAGTGAACAGGAACCCGATGATAAGGGCAGCTCTCATACTGGACTGTACCCAAAAGAAAACCCCTCCGAAGCCGGAGCCTCGAAGGGGTTATCTATTGGTCGATACCGACTACTCGGATTAGCGAGTGATCGTCAGTCGAGCCAAACCACGGGGGTTGTAGGCACCGATTCCGACGTTCTCGAACACCGAGAACCCAATGGTCCGCGCCTTCGGGTCGTCAGCGGAAAGCACGGTCAGCTCAGTACGGACAGGAATCCGACCGAACATCTCGGGCTCGCAGCAGACGTACACCGTGCCGACCGGAACCAGACGGGAAACGATGATCTGGGCACCCCAGATCGTTCCCATCAGGCCCGTCTTCAGCAGAGCGGCCTGGCTTTCGATGTCAAGGATGTCGCGACCGAACTTACGCAGATCAGCGTAGTCACGGGCATTCATGAACACGCGGGCTACCCGCAGGTCATGACGCTCGATCAGACTGAAAGCGTCAGCAAGGACAGCGCCAGTGATCGGAGCAACAACGGGAATGTCCGCGTTGGTTCCGCCAGCGATGCTATCAAAGCCATCGGTTGCGATGCTGTCGAGAACCGCGAAGACACGCTCGTCTTCAGCAGCCTGAATCTGAGCGCGGGCCAGATCCTGGGCACGTTCGATAAGATCGAAACGACGCTCCTTGATCTGGGTCAGCGGGATCTCAGGGTTCGAGGCAATCTCGAACAGCGGGAAGATCACACGACGGGGTTTGGTGATAGCCAGAATGTTCTGACCTTCCTCACCAACCACATACGCGGTCACGTCCGGGTCCTTGTCGTAAATAGGAAGAGCACCGTCAGGGAGCTGCTCGACCAAGAAGGTCTTGCGGCCCACCGCAGTATAGTCGCGCCGGGTACGGAGCGGCTGAGTCATGGAAGCAGCGAGCTTCGCACGACCCTGCGGGGTCTTGATGTACTCGGAAATGATTCGTTGCTTTACAGCATTATTGACAGCCATGATGCACCTCCCTCAAATCCGTTGGTCGTAGACGATTTCATCTTGCGTCGCGTCAGCGGGCATCTTGCAAATCGCTACCACTTCGCCAGCCGCTTCACTACGATTAGTAACATCGTGTGCATCGGCTGCCGTCGTGCTGTTAGTAAGAAAGCCGTTCGAAGAAACGACCAGAGTCTGCCCCGTGGAATAGGTCAGGTCAGTGCCTGCGCCACCACCAGTAAGCTGTTCGGTCTCGAACAGGTTGTTGGCGTAGCAGCCCTGCGAAGAGACATAAGGTCCCTTGCCTGAAGCTGTTCCGGGGGTGTTCTCATACGAGTTTCCGTTGGCGGTGTTGATGAAGAAGCCGAGTACCTGGCAATCATCATTCACAATGGGTCCGCCAATGAAGTTATCCCCTGCATCGGGGCGGGTGCAAGCTGCACTTCCACTCAGAACACCAAGAACTGTGGTGTCCACCTGGGTGGAGGTTGTGCCTGCGGCTGTGACGGATACTGGATTTGCCTGAGTAAAAGCATCGTCGGTCAGCACTCCCACGGTGTTACGAACACCGAGGTGAAGAATGCGGAGCGCCGAGCTGCTCTCAGTAAATCCACCACTCGCCTGTCCAAGCATAGCCATGATATTTCTCCTGACTTTGCTCCCTGTTCGGGAGTCGTGGTTACAATCCTGTGTCTTCACCATGAAGACCCAGGGTGGGACGGCCCGAAGGTCGGCCCTGACTAATAGGTTGATGTATTGAGGGACTATTGAAAAAGCCCCGAAGGACGGGATGTCCTTCGGGGCTTTTAGACTAAAAACAGTGGACGGAAGCCTTAGCTACCGAAGATGTCCGACACGTCAGGAGCGGTCTCCCAGAGCTTAGAAAGGTCCGAGACCTCGCTGCTGGCAGCCTTGGTCACAGCACCGAGGCTCTTAGCCCCCTTGCTTGCCTTACGGGCCTTAGGACGCTGCTTCGTGGAAGCCTTCTTCTTGGAAGCCTTCTTGGAAGCCTTCTTGGAAGCCTCAGGCTCCTCTTCGTCATCAGCTTCGTCGTCGTCATCAGCTTCGTCGTCGTCATCGGCTGCCTTCTTACTGGCCTCCTCGTCGTCGTCGTCGTCGTCGTCGTCGTCGTCCGCTTCTTCCTCGTCGTCCGCAGCCTTCTTGGAAGCCTCTTCCTCGTCGTCCGCTTCTTCCTCGTCGTCCGCTTCTTCCTCGTCGTCGCCAGCGAAACGGCCAGCAAACAGCTCAGCGAGAAGGTCATCCTGATCAGCAGGACCCTCATCACCAAGACCCATCGGGTCTCCCCCATCCTCGGGAGCCATCATCTCAACGATGTCGTCCGCTTCCTGAATAGGCATCTCAGCCATCGCCTCATCACCGCAAGCCTCGGCCTCCGGGACGGCGGGTGCCGGAGCATCCTCAGCCTCGGGTGCCTCAAGAGGCTCCTCGGCAAGCATCACGGCCAGAAGCTCCTCAGCGGCCTTGTCCTCGGGGGACAAGTCGTCTCCCAGGAAGTCCGCAGCGGCCTTCTCGCCATTTTCACCCACGGACTCAGCGTGCTGAACATCAGCGTTCTGGTCGGTCAAGGCGTCCTCGGGACTCGCCAGAATAGCCGGGTGGCCATCAAGGGTGTGTCCGGGATTCAGAGTGTCCCCATCAGGGTCGTTCTGATCGGCCAGGAAGGTCGCCGAAACGCGCTCCAGGGCCTTGTCGAGGCTGTTGTCACTGAGGTCCATCAGGTCAACTGCCTGGTCCTCAATCTGAGCAACGGTCGCATCGGGGCCAAGCATGGTCTGAGCAAGGCGGATGCACTTGGAAGCCTTACGCTCAGCCGCACGGCGTCGCATAGTGGCTTGCTTACCCGCAGGCTGTGCAGGATGGTCGCGATCCTCATGTGGGTTTGCGGGCTCTCCGCTCTGCTCATAAGGTCCGGGATGAACATCCTCATTGAAATCGGCGGGTTCGGAGCCTGCTCCGTTTCCGTCGTTGTCAATGAGATACGCATCGACCTCCGGGTCGGCCTTGTATGCCGGGTGTTCGGGGGACCAGTCGTAACTGGCGGGGGGTGCAGCGGCTTCACGGTTTGTTTCGTGACCGGCGCTTCGAGTGGTCAATCTTACTCGTGCCATGATTCTCTCCTTAGTTATCGGCGTGTCGCCGGAATCCGTGAAATGAGTGTGCCGAGGCGGGTTAGCGTCCGGGACTCATCCTTGTTGAGTTTCCTCCCAAGGATGTCTTCAGACGCCCTCAAGAACTTATTGCTGGTTTCATATTGTCCAGTGGACCCTACTCGAAGGGCCACACGGTAAAGCTCGACTGGGATCTCAATCCCAAAAGAATAGTTGAACGCAGCGACCCTGTTTACCAGGTCTGCTGGGCTCGAAGAGGTCGTGAGCAAAGCTGCCAAACCCGCACGGTAACCCGTGATGAGGCCCTCTTTGATGACAGTGTCGTTGGGCTCAGCAGAGGACTCTTCAGGAGAAGGGTCCTGCTGGTCACCGCCAGACAGGTCATCGAAAATCTGTTGTTTAGCCCGCTGGAGAATCTGCTTCACAACCTTCTGTTGGAGGCCATCGAGCGGGCTCTCTTCCTCTTGGGCAGGTTGTTCTTCTTCGCCACCACCGCTGTCTTCTTCTTCTTCGTCCCAGCCTGCCAGGTTCTCAGAGGCAGCCATCGCCCGATTCCCCTGCACCCAATCCTTGGGAGGGCTGGACAAGATGTCCCGGATATTCTGGGCCGTTTTTGGGGAGACCTCTGCGGGCACAATGATGTTCCGCATCACCGCGCCAGCGAAAGCGGGTGTGGCAACCCAGGACGCCTCAATGAAGGTCACTCCACCTGTGGGGTCTACGGTGTGGTGTCCACACAGTTCAGCTACGCGGTGCTTGTTGTTACCATCATCGAAAAAGGTGTTCCCCTTCTCGTACTTGATGTGCTTGCACATCTCCGTCTCATCAGCCGCAACGTGACCGCACTTCGTACAGAGCGTGAAGTCCACGGAGCAACCCATCGACATCGTGCCCATAGATCCGGCCTCAATAGCGGCTACCAGGTCTTTGTGCTTCCGGTCTGTCGCAATCAGGATGTCAACGTAGACACTCTCACCAATGTCCCGAGCGACCGCGTCAATGATGCGGCCCTTGGAAAGGTCTTCGACCTGGACATGCTCTACGAAGTTGTGGGCTCCAACGAAGGTCCGGTAGGACTTCATCAGCACGTCCCTCGACCAGGCATCCATGTTGTTGTTGATGTACTTGTCCCCACACGCATCAATACGGAAATCGGTGTAGTTGCGGACAACCTTCTGCCCGTCCTCCTCCACTGACCCTGTCTTGACTCCCGGCTGATCGAGCACATCCACGGAACACACGATGGTGGCATGGGTGAGAAGATACTGGTCTGGTTTGAACTGTGAGCCAAGAATCCCAGTGGCTTGTTCGCTCAAACTGGCAGTGACTTCGCCCTTATGCACGGCAGCGGTACGGACCTTGTTCCAACCAGGACCATCAAGATGGGGATGGATGACTTGAGCGTATGCGTACTTCATGAAAGCCATTAGCCCGCCCCCTCATGTAGATGGATGTCCAAGTCCTTGATTAGGAACATGCAGTTAGGACAGCCCCAGAGCCTCTCACTGGCACCCTCTCGGCGCTTGTAGATGGCCTTCTTGAGGCCAGGCTCCTTGCACTTGGGACAACCAAGAGCACCAGAGTCACACTCACCACGAGTGGCGTGGTACTGACGGTCCTTCTCTTTCCAGTAGAGGGCGACCTTGCTGGGGTCTGCCGCGAGCTTCTCCCCCGGACCACCTGGAACAGAAACCTGCCCCACGCCGCCTGGAACAGAATCATGCTCCAACTCAGGAAGGACGACCTTTCCGTCCTTCCAGCGATGCAACTCCTCTGCTGGATACCGCATCGTCCCATCAATGTGTTGAACGTCCACCATGCCGATGGCCGGATACACGGCAACCACGGTCCCAGCGGTGTCTGAACCTTCCCCCTTAGGGAAAGCTCCATCACCGACCTGGAACTCGGAAGCCCGTTCCTGCCAATCTGTATAGGCACTGGCGTTACGCTCAGACACGATAGGACCTCCGATCAGGAACTTAGGCTGTAACCATGATTGAAAGCCGTCTTGCTGGCCTCTTCATCTTCGTCAGCGTCATCTTCATCGTCATCGTCATCGTCGCCAGCCACGCGGAGGATCTGCTTGGCGAGGGCGACCAACTTGGCCTTCTTGCCAGCTTCGTCATCATCGTCAGCCTCTTCCTCATCATCGGCCTCTTCCTCATCATCGGAGGACTTGGCGGACTTCTTGGAAGCCTCTTCCTCATCATCGGCCTCTTCCTCATCGTCGGCCTCTTCCTCATCGTCCGCAGTCTTCAGCAACTCGGCGAGAAGGTTAGCGAGCTTCGCAGCAGCACCGAGCTGGCCGCCGTCAACGACATCACCCAACTCGTGAAGGTACTTCTGCTCCTTCATCGCATCGTCCATGTAAGCCTCATCGGGCTCTGTCTGGGTCACGACCGTGTCATCGGACAGCTTGTTGTCGCGTTCGAGACCAGCGTTCTTCTCCACGAAATCCGCCAGGAGATCGCAACGATACGCGAAGTCAACGGCGACCTTCTTGGGGATGCCAAGGGTCGAGTGGTTCGCTTCGAACAGTTGAGCGAGACGGTCGAGATCAGTGGTGATGGCCTTCGCGGCCTGCTTGGAAAGGGACATGTTGGGATCCTCCTAAGATTGTTGGGTTCGGCGGCCCTGCCTTCGGGTCCGCACATGTTACCGTGCAATGGATAGTCGGGCCGCAACACAACTACCTTCGACTTATATGACTTTGGTATAGACAGACCATTGAACCAAAGGTGAATCAGGCCGCAGAAAGAGGACTCACCAATGGAGGGTCAGTCTTCTTTGAGAGGTCGGCGGGGTCCCCGGAATCAACGAACGCCTGTGCATTGGCGGTCGCTGGCCCTCCAGGAAACTGACCAGAATCAGTTTCCGTCATGTCCTCGTAATCCTGCCTCCGTTGCTCAGTGATCTCCGCCTCGGCTGCCTTTTGGCCCCCTTCCTCATAAGCCGCTGTAATCGCATCGACATCAAACTTGGGGTCGGACTCAATCTTGTCCCAAGAGTCTGAGGGGTCTGAAGAACCTTCTTCCTTCCGGTCAGCCTGCTCCTTCTTGAGTGCGGGGACAATAGTGGCCTGGTCCAGCCCATAGTCGATTGCCAACTGCCTCATGGCCGCTGCCAACTCCGGTCGAGAAGGGATGGGGGGGTCTGCATCAGGGTCCCCTTGGTCGGCCAAGGCAGCGGATTCTGCAATGTTCCCAGCCGTGGAACCTGAGCCCCCCAACGCATTCACCAAATCGTCCCCCATCATCCTGTTCATGGCCTTGTGTACCAACATTCGGTTCTCGGCATGGTGCCACTCTTCCGCAGGCTTACTAAGAAAGTCCACACCGCCAGGAACCTTGGCCATGTGCTTGATGAGTGCCACTGCTTGGGCTGGAGGAGAGCCTCCGTGAGGCTCCTTGTCCCCATTTACAACAGATGCAATCGTGAGAGCCTGACTTACCCCCTTCAACTTGGCCTGGAATGGAGTCTGCTTCTTCTCATCTGGTTGCGCCTGGTGGGCTTGGAGACCCAACTCGTCAACACTCTCGTAAATCTTCTTCCGGGCCTTCTCGTCCAGGCCCTTGATGCTCTCGAAAACAGAGGTCGTCCACTTAGTTACATCCTCCGGGGTGCCGGAGGCGTTGTCTGGGTCGAACAAGGAAGCCTCATCTTGGCCCCCCAGGAAATCGTCCAGCTCTTTGGTTATCCCCATCAACCCCTGCTTCTTCTCGTCGAAGGTCGCCCTTGCCTCTTCCTTCTTCTCGGCCTCGGCATCAGCGGCCTCTTCCTTCTTCACCTCTTCCTTCTTCTCGGCTATGTCCTTTCGGTACTCCCGAGCCATGTCCTGCTGAGCTTCCTCCGAAAGGTTGCCGTCCGAGTCTCGTTGGTCGAAATACTGCTTGTTGAGCTTCTCAACAAGCTCATCGGTGTACCTCTCCTCATCCGACTTGTCCTCCGGGAGCTTGACGACCCTGGGGTCAAAAGGTCGGTGGGCCTGACCAGAACCTGGGTCGCCTTCAGTATCTGCGGACTCTTCGTCTGCGGGCTCTTCGCCCTTAGGCTTAGCCGCATCCTGACGCTTCAGTAGCTCGTCCGCGAGCTGTTCGTAGGTCTCATCATCACCTTCAGTGATGGCATCCCCGAGCTTCTCCCTTAGGTCATCGTCGGTCATCCCTCTTAGCTCTTCGCCCGTCACCTTCGGCCCTTCACTGTCCCCCTTGCCTTTGGGGTCGTCCTCCTTGTCCCCCTTGTCTCCCTTGTCTTTGGGGTCGCTCCCTTCTTCTTTCTTCTTCTTCTCTTCCCACTCCTCGAAGAGCTTGTGGAGAAGCGCCTGGGCCTTGCCGCCCTTGGCCCCATTCTGGAGACTGGGAACTTCCACATCACGGCCAGACTCTGGGTTCTTGACCTTCTCGTTCTTGACCTCGTGCAGGAACTTCTTCCACCAGCCGTCGGCGTGGGACTTACCACCCGACCCCTCGTCTTCTTCCTCACCCTCGGCAACAGCGGGCTCACCTGCCAAGAGACTCAGCACAGCGGTCTTGCGGGTCTTAGCGAAGGCGTGGTGTCGATTGACTACGCTTGAGACCATCCACCCCACGCGCTTGAAGTTCCGGGAGAGGTCCTTGTCCCCCTCCTGACCCAGAGCCTCAACGTCCTCGTCGTCTTTGAGGTCCACCCTCTCCTTACGGAGGTCATTGCGTGGCGGCTTCTTCTTCGGGAGCCTTCGAACGAGACCCTGGATGGCCTCGTCTTCATTCTCGGCGTGGGACTTGGTAGCGAGACGAAGGACACGCTGGATGCTTGCGAGCTTCTCGATGTCCTCTTCTACACAATCAACGCTTCTCGAAACCTCAGAGATGGGGTGAGCAACGAACTCCAGTCCCCATCTCTCAACCATCGACTGGTACTCAGACATGTGTTGATCCTCCCACACATGCACAGACGTGAAGTTGTGTTTGCTGTGCAGCTTCGCAATGACCTTCTTCTTGTAGGTCGATGTACCTCCACCGGAGTTCAGATAGACCTCATCGAAGTTGAGGCCCGCAGACTTCAAGAGGGCCGGGACAATCCACCGGAACTTACCGTCGATGCGACCCGTGCAGCAGATAGCGAGGACATCCGAGTTCCCTATACTCCTCTTGGCCGCCGAAACGACTGAGCCGTTCCACCACGAGCCATCGGGTTTCAGAGGGACGCACGGAGGACTCAGAGACTGCTGGTTACTCCACCAGTCTCTCTGGCTCCACCAGGA